ATGAATAAATTTTTAGATACTATTATACATAGTTATAAAAAACCAGAAGTGGCTTTTCATTTTTGTGGTTCAGAAACAATAAATTACAATATATTAGATGTTTTTAATCAAAAAGAAGAAAATTGGAAAATGCTTTTTACTCGATCTTTATTAAAAAGAGATAAAAAACATTTATTAGAGCTAAGAAGCCAATTAAGAAATAGCCATAAATTTTCTACTTCTGCTGAATGGATAAATAAAAATTGTCCAAAGGGGTGTAATGTTACTGATATTAAAATACCTTATGATAACACATGGATAGAAGTAAAAGATAATAACGAAGAATTTATATCTGGTTTTCATATTAAGAAAACTTACAATTCGCAAGTGCCAAAAAACAATGATTTTTTATACTTGATTACACCTTATATATCAACATTATATATAAAAGAGTTTAGAAATGTCGGCAGTAGAAAAAATCCAATTAAAATAATAGCTCCTATGTACTCTCTTTTATTTAGTAATAAAATGTCTTTAATAGATTTAAAATTAAAACCAAAAGGAATTGATCATACGGATAGATTTTTATGGGGCAAACACGACTTAAACTTAAAAAATTTTCGAGTAAATGACCATGTTAGATTAGTTTCTAGTTATTTCGGTTCTAAATGGGACAATTTTACTCATTTAGACATATTAGCAAATGATAAAACACAATTTACTGTATCACAAACTGCTCATTTATGGTTAGAGCATTTAGAACAAGAAAAAGCTGATAAAACAATTAAATCTTTTATGTTAAATGATAAAGATAGATCAATAGATATGACTATTAATAATATAGAAAATAAATTAGATAAAATTCAAGAAGAATTGTTTAATTTAAACATAAAATATTTACGAGGTATTTCCAATAATTTGTTTTTACTTTTATCAGCAATAAGTAATGAAAAAACTGTTAATGAGATTAATAATTGTCAAGGTTCTAAAAGACATAATAGAAATAAACAAAATTATTACGAATTTAAAACTTTAACAATAAATCCTAATATCGTTAATAAATATACAAATACTTCTATTAATACAAAACATCATGAAAATAGATTTCATAGCGTAAGAGGTCATTTGCGAACATATAAAACCGGTAAAAAAGTATGGATTAAAAATTATAATAGAGGCAATGAAGAATTAGGAATAATAGAAAAAGAATATAAAATAAAAAGTTAAAAAAAAGGGAATAAATACTTTACTTATAGTTAAGAATAGTGTATATTGTGAGTATAAATAATAACAGGGAGAACAAAAATGAATAGTAAACAACATAGATTAAATATAGCAAAAACTATTAAAAGCCAAATACACCCTATGGTGTTAATTTGTGCAGGAGCCGATGATTTTCAAGCATTACCTATACATGAAAGTCAAAATGGTGGATTATCTTTTACTATTAGAAATACATCTAAATATAGAGATGAAGTGGAAGTTCATATTCTTTTAACTTACAGCGATGATTATACTATTAAGATATGGAGAAATGGAAAAACAATTACAAAATTAGCTGAAGTAGAAAGAGTATATGCTCCAGAACTTGGAAATACATTAGAAAGTTTATGGGAAACTGAAGAAGTTAAAAAAGCATGGGATAACCATAAAAAATTAGAAGTTAAATTTGTATCTAGTTAATAGGGGAGAATTATAATGCTTAATTTTTTATTTAAATTAAATCTTATTTTAATGATTTTAGCCATATTAATTTATGGTTACTTATTTTTAATTACTTATTAGAAAGGACTAAATTTATGAAATACGAAAGAACAACTAATATAAACGGAACTTCTTTAAGAGGATATATAGAAATACCTTATTTAGAATTGGTTAGTAAACTTCCTGCAACTATACCTTCTGATGAATACAAAACAGATGTAAATTGGGGATTAGAATTTGAGGACGGAACGATAGCCACTATTTATAACTGGAAAAATGGTAAAAATTATCTAGGAGAAGAAGGTTTAGATATAGAAAATATTACCGAATGGAATATAGGCGGTAACTCAGCTAAAGCAGTTGAATATATTAATAATATAATTAATAAAGGAGAAAATTAATGTCATGGAAAGATAAAAGAATTAAAGCTATAAATTACATAATAAAAAAAAATAAAATGTTAGCTGACGACGGCAACCCTTATTATTCAGAATGGAGAAATATAATTAAATCTAAAGCAGAAAGCAAAAAAGAATATAAAAAAGAAAAAAAAATTAATTAAATGTTTACTTATAGTAAATTATAAATTACAATTAATACATATTTAACAAGGAGCGAAATTATGAATATATTTTTTGTAGATAATAATCCTGAAACAGCAGCAAGAATGCTTTGCGATAAGCATATTGTAAAAATGCCATTAGAGTCTGCCCAGATGCTATCAAGTGTCTGGCATAGATATGGTCATGGCGATAAAGTACAATATAAAGAATCATTTAAAAATCATCCTATGACTATATGGGCAGGTGATAGTTATGAAAATTATCTTTGGTTAAGAAAACATGCTTTAGAGTTATGTTTTGAATACACTAGACGTTATGGTAAAGTCCATAAATGCCAACAAGTTATATTAGATTTGTTAATCCCAACAAAAAAGATATGGCAAGACTGTTTTTCTACAATTCATGAAAGTTGTGCCAAAGGTTTTACAAAACCACCACAATGTATGCCAGACATATATAAAGCTGAAGATACAGTTCAAGCATATAGGCAATATTATGCTTATCATAAGAAAGATATTGCTTATTGGGGAAGAATTCCTACACCAGATTGGTATGTTGAAATGACAAATTGTAATAAGGAGATAACAAATGCCTAAAAATAAAATAATTAAATATGATAATATTAAAACTAATCTAAATGAAGATGAAAATAAAGACATCTTAAAACTAATTAATCAAATAAATACAGTTGTTAGAGATGTTAGAGAAAGTGGAGTTCGACATCTGACTTTTAAAGATATAGATGATTTAGAAGAATTTAGTGATAAAGTTGAAGAAATGATGAAATTTAAAAAGCAAAAACATGAAAGTTCTGAACACCCTATGTGGTGGGCAGATAGAGTATTACCTACTGATAAAAATGCTTGGTACGATAAGGTAGAAGATGATGATTAATGGCATGGAAAATTTAGACATAGAACTAATTAGAAAAGATGTGAAAAATTTACATGAAAGATTGCATACTGCTTTTACTAAAGGTCGTATAGAGCAAATGACAAAAGAAGATATAGAAAATATATCTAAATTAGGAGCTTTATGCGGTTATTTCCAAATAGAAAAGGACAATAGCAATGGATAATATAATGGAAAGACGTATAGATAATTGCATAAGAGCCAGAGATAATTGCGAATCAGAATGGGGAAAAAATTATTGGACTACAACTTTAATGATTTTGTTTAGACAATACAAAAGCGGAATAGGAATACATTAATGGAAATTAGAACATTAAAAGATAATACAGAAGTAAAATTTAGTGAAGGTAATCATAGTTATTATGTAACTTTTCCTTCCGGTTTTAAAGAAAGACCCACTAGCGTTACAACTATACTAAAAGTAGCTATGGAAGATTTTAATATTGGGGCAATGGCAGGACGCAAAAACCTAAGAGAAACACAAATAGAAGAAGTAAAAATAATATCAGAAGATAATAAATATCCTATTCATTTTGAAGAATTAGAAGATTTTATATATTGGGTTAATGATGTTAACAAAAAAGCAATGCAAAAATGGAAAGACGGAGCAAACAGAGGAACATTAGTTCATAATTATATACAAGATTTTGCATTAAACAAATCTCCAATTTACGATAAAAATGAAAACATTGCCACGTTGCAAAAAGCTGCTGAAAATTGGTTTGTTGATAATGTAACTAAAGTGCATTCCGTTGAGCAATTAGTATATAATAGGCAACACCACTATGCCGGTAAGTATGATTTAGAAGCTACTGTTAGAGATTATGGTCGTTGTTTAATAGACTATAAAACGGGAAGTTCTTTATCTTATAGTGCAAAATACCCAATACAACTATTAGCATATATGGAAGCAATTTTAGAAGAAGAAGGTGGAGAGCCATTTGGAAGATTAATAGTTCATATAAACCGTGATACTGGAGTTATTACAGAAAGGTATTATAACAAAGATACCTATACTCGAGATTTATCGGTTTGGAAATCTATTTTAAATATTTTCTCTTATATAGAGAAATACAACAAGGAATGGAAATAATGTTAATTATGAAAGGGCAGAGATTATCCTTGTTGCTTTGCCCTTTCGCCAACTAAATAGGGAAGAAAATATGAGTAATATAACTGTAGTTACAATAGAAAAACCTCAACCACCTAATGAAGAAAAAGGTTATAAGGGGAGAAACTCTTATAAAATTGTTGATGAAAATAATATTAGTTATTTTGCACAACCAACTTTATATAATATAGAACATTTAAAAGAAGGTGATGAAATATCAATAGAAATTAATGAAAAAAATTATAGCGGAAAAACTATACGTTTTTTAAATAAATTTACTATTTTAAATAATACCTCATCGCCGGAGCATAATCCTATGAAAGATAACGTAGACCCTTTTGGCAATGATATAGCTGATCTTAAAGGGAGAGATTGGGCAATTATACTACAAGCATGTGTAAATAGACACGCTGATTGGACTCCAGACCAGAAGCTACAATGGATTATACTTAATTACAGTAGAGGTTCTGAAAAAGCATTTAAGCATTTACAGCAAACCGAAGACCTAGATAATCAATCTATAGAAGATGATATTCCTAATAATTTTTAAACGGAGATAAAATATGCCTCTTAAAGCTCGAAGTGCCAAAGCTAAAGGAACTAAATTGGAGAAAAAAATAGCTGATGATTTAGAAAAAGATTGCAAATGGAAAGCTCGAAAACAACCTGGAAGTGGAATTTATAGTGCTTTTCCGCATGATGTATCGGCTCTTTCTCCAACGGGAAATGAGTATATTTTTGAAGCAAAGAAATGGAAACACGGTTGGCGAACTGGAGATAAAGCTAAAGGCAAAGCACATTTTTTAGTTATCGAAAGAGATTTTGGTCAACCTTGTGTTTACATGACTTGGGATATGTTTAAAGAATTATGTTTGGATATTTATGAATTACATGAACAATTAAAGGGGAGTAAAAACGATGAAAAAGACACAAAATGAATTAATATTAGCACATCTTAAAAAACACGGTAAAATTAATTGGTTAGAAGCTTTTGAGCATTATAATTCTTCAAGATTAGCAGCTAGAATTTATGACCTCAAACAAGATGGACACAATATACAAAAATGTAATAAAACATTAAAAAATAAGAAAACAGTTGCCCAATATAATTACATAGAAAAACAAAATAATGCCGATTGAGAGGGAAAAGGTGTTGGCATTTAAAAGAAGTGGCAAATACTCATGCCCAGAATGTCAGCACCTTAGAAAAAAACACAAAAACGATGCACCATTATCTGTTTGGGTGAAACAAGATTGTATCGTTTATTTTTGTCATCATTGTAATGTAAAGGGAGCAGAATATTATGAAGCCACTAAAAGAAAAAGTTATCCAATTCGCAAAAAAGAGGGGGATAAGTCAGAAGACCCTCACAGATTTAAGGTGCGAAAGTGGGAAGGGCAAATATGGTAATAGAGAATTAGAATCTATTGTATTTGGTTATTATGATTTAAAAGGTGAAAGAGTAAATTATAAAGCAAGAGCAATTGAAGAAAAAGTATTTAAACAACAAAAAGACGGAACACAACAATTTTTTAACTTAGATAATGTTTTAAAATCTAAAAATTTAGATACTTTATATATAACGGAAGGTGAATTTGATGCGTTGGCTTTGTATGAAAGTGGGTTTGCTTTAGATAGCATATTAAGTGTTCCTAACGGAGCTCCCGCTAGTTCTGTTGAAGAGCCGGAAAATTCTCGAAAATATCAATATGTTTTAGATGGTTTAGAATTAGGTTTAAGTAAAGCCAAAAAATATGTGCTTATAACAGATAATGATGAACAAGGACGTTTTTTAAGAAATGATTTAGCAGGTATTTTAGGTCATGGGAAATGTATGTTTGTAGATTTTCCTAAAGGAATTAAAGATGTTAATGAACTTTTAATTAAACTTGGCAAAGATGAAATACAATATTTTATTAAAGAATCTTTACAAGCCTTTCCAATAGAAGGTGTTTATAATTTAGATGAAATTCCGGAGCCATCACCTATTACTTTATGGAATCCTCAATTTGAAGGTTGGCATGATAAAGTAATGTTAGGAGCGGGAATGGTGAGTGTGTTTACCGGTTATCCCGGTCATGGAAAAACTTCATTTACTATACAAATGTGGGCACAAATATGTTTATCTTATAAAATTACAGTAGGAATGTTTATGGGAGAAACAAGAGTTAAACCTTACGTTAGAAGGTCATTACGCACTATATTTCATAAAAAATTAGAGTTTGAATGTACTGATCAAGAAAAAGATAGTGCTGATTGGTGGATTCGAGATCATTTTTATTTTTTAAACCACCCTAATAATACACCTAATTTTAAGTGGGTATGTGAAAAAATACGGGATATGAAAGCTCGTTATGGGATAGGTGCTTTTATATTAGACCCTTTTAATAAGTTAGAAATGCCTACTTTTAGTGGGGGTAGCGAAACACAATTTATCGGACGTTGTTTAGACGATTTAACGGCACTGGCAAAAGTTTTAGATATACATATAATGGTGTTAGCACACCCTGCAAAACCAGATCAAAAGGTGGGAGCGTCTGCACCTACAGCTTATAGTATTTCTGGTTCGGCACATTGGTATAACAAGCCAGACCATATATTTAGTTTATGGCGACCTCAATTTACCAATGATGATGGTAGTCGTAGCACGGAGTGTAAATTAACAGTATGGAAAACTCGTTATGAGGAGTTGGGTTTTCCGAGAGTAATGGATATGAATTTTAATATAAACAAGGGATTATTTGAAAGCGAAGATAAACCAAAAGACCATAATTGGCAACAAAGAGCAGATATAGGAGGATAAAATGTTGTTAAAAGATATAATTTTAGAAAGAGGAACGCAAAGAGATTTTGCTAATAAAATAGGTGTAACAGAAGGAATGGTGTCATTAATACTATCTGGAGAAAGGTCGCCTAGCATAAAATTAGCCAGAAGAATACAAAGAATTTATAAAATAGATTTAGATACAATTTATTCTCGAAAGGATTATTAAAAATGAAAACTATAATGACAGATATTAATACTATTAAACCTTATGACCGCAATCCTCGTATTATTTCAGAAGATGCTATAAGCAAAGTTAAAGAAAGTTTAGAAAATTTTGGTTGGCAACAACCTATAGTAGTAGATAAAGATAATGTTATTATAGTAGGACATACACGCTATCGTGCTGCACAAGAGTTACATTTAGATAAAGTGCCGGTAGTAACTGCTGATTTAAGCCAAGAAAAAGTTAAAGCATATAGAATAGCGGATAATAAAGTAGGAGAAATATCTAGTTGGGATGATGCTTTATTAAATTTAGAACTAATTAATTTAAAAGAATTAGGGGTGGATTTAGATATGGCAGGTTTTGATATAATGGAAGCCGATGATATTATTAATGGCGACCCTTACGATTCTGACCCTTCTAGAGCTAAAAATATGTTTCAAAATTTTTTAGTTCCACCTTTTAGTATATTAGACGCTCGTAAAGGATATTGGCAAGACCGTAAAAAGTTTTGGACGGAACAAATAGGGATAAATAGCGGTGAAGGAAGGGATAAAGATTTATTATTTACGAATGCTAAAGTTTCTTTAAGAGGTAAAGACACAAGCATTTTTGACCCTGTCTTATGCGAAATTTTAGTTAAATGGTTTAGTACAATTAATGACGTAGTATTAGACCCTTTTGCAGGTGGAAGTGTTCGTGGTATTGTCGCAAGTTTATATAATAGAGAATATATTGGTGTTGATTTAAGTAAAAGACAAGTTGAAGCCAATATTGAGCAATCTGAGCGAATTATTAAAGATACTACACCGCCTTTGTGGATAGTTGGCGACAGTTCTGAAATTGACACGTTGGTGACAAAAAAAGCGAATATGGTATTAAGTTGCCCACCTTATCATGATTTAGAAAATTATACGGATAATAAGGACGACCTTTCTAATAAAAACTGGGAAGAATTTAATACTATTTATAGAAAAATAATACATAAAACCTGCGACTTACTAGAAGATGATAGTTTTGCTTGTTGGGTTATAGGGGAAATACGAAATAAAGAGGGTAATTATAAATCTTTTGTGCCTAAGACCATAGAGTATTTTGAGGAGTGTGGAGTATATTATTATAATGAAATGATATTAGCAACATCGGTAGGCAGTTTACCATTACGAGCAAGTCGTAGTTTTAAAACAGTTAGAAAAATAGGTAAGTCACATCAAAACGTATTAATTTTTATTAAAGGAGATATAAAAAGGATTATGAAAAGATTAGGTGATATACCTTTACCTTCTATGGATGATTATAATGATGACGAAAATTAAAATATCGGCTGCAATGTGTCGACAAGTTTTTCACGGTTGTACGGAGGAATATATTAATAATGTATGCAAAGGTGCGTGTTGCAAATCCTCTAAACATGGTGCAATCGTGCATATTCTTCCGGAAGAACGGGAAAGTATGACAAATAAAGGCGCACAAATAGACGACAATAGCTTGTTAGTACCTAAAGCTAATAGATGTCCCTTCCAGAAAGAGAACGGGTTGTGTGGCGTTCATAAGGCGAAACCTTTTGGATGTGCTGCTAGTCCTTTTACAGTTAATAAGAATAACACGCTTATTATACGAAATCGCTATCGTTTATTAAAATGCTATAAGGACGGTAATTTACCAGCTTATAAAGCATTTTATGATTCTTTAGTAATTATATTTGGTAATGAGAAAGCTGAGTTTATTAACAATCATCTGGATAAAGGTGGTGGAGATATATATATTGGTTTATCCAACGCTGTTGTTGATAATTTAAAAGAAAAAAATATAAGGAGTAAGTCATGAAAGAAAAGAGTTTCTTTTTCGGTCTATACTGCGCTGACTTCCTTGTTGATACTAATCACCTCACTAACGAAGCAACGGGGTGCTATATTAAGCTATTATGTCGTATGTTTTTAGAACGGGATTGTAGTTTAAAATATGCTCATGCTCATCGTATTTGTGGGTTTAGTAATGAAGGTAAAAAGTGGCAGAAGTTATGGAACGAGCAATTAGAACCTTTGTTTATGCCTAATGATGATAAACTATCTTTTACTAATAAAAGGTTATTAGCTGAGTTTAATAAAATAAATAAAATACGTGAACAAAGAAGTTTAGCGGGTAAACGTGGAGTATTAGCTAAGATGAAGTATAGAAACCAAACTAGGTCAGCAAATGCTAGTGCTTTGCCTAAGCTAAGTAAAAGCAATATAGAGTTAGATAAAGAAAGAATAATAGATAGGTTTAGTAGTGTTTCTAAAGATAATAATAATAAGGTGGCTAATAATATATTAAATAAACAAGGTTAATAGATGTTTTAATAAGTGTTGCCGTACCGCTTAGGGCGTCTTTATACCTTACTAAAAAAGGGGTATAAAACTAGCTATATTTAATAACTTAATAAGGCAGTAATATATACTATATTAGGCATATACTCTGTTAGATAGGTAAGAGTACCGAGCCACCTAGCGTTAAACGTGGGTTACTTGTCGTAGTTCGGTGAAACCGGTTACTTTGTCGCAAGTAGGGTAGCTTGTGGACAAATAGGCAGGGGATGACAATTATTCTATAACTTGGGAAACTTCCGACAACACCTACACATTGTGGCAAGTACACAAGTAAGGGAAGGTCAAGGGGTCCCAAAGGAATTAAATCGAAAAAAATTCAAAAAAATAAAATCCGGAGGAGGGGAGCGCGAGTACTAAACCTAAACCATTATAAAACTCATTTCTAAAATATTATGACACATCTATTGCTTTTTAAATTAAAATATGATATGTGCTGAAAATATGATAAATGGTAGACCTGAATTTGAACCTACACAAGAACAAGAAAGAATATGTTCATTAGGGGTTGCGTTTGGCTTAACTCATGAGCAAATTGCAAAACTTGTAGGTTGTAGTGCTAAAACATTAAGAAAACATTTTCGAACATCTTTAGAAACCGGCAAAGAAAAGCTAATAATGTCAATAGGTTCTAAGCTATATAGTAAAGCTATGAAAGGTGATGTGACGTCAGCTATCTTTTTAGCTAAAACTAAGGCGGGATTTCGTGAAACTGTGGAACATGAAGGTTTGCCTAATAATATAACAGTTAGTTTTGCTTTAGATGCACCTAAAGAAGAAAAGATTATAGACGCCGAAGTGGTACAGAAAGAAATAGAATAATGCACGTTACAATTCCCTATACACCTAGACCTTTACAAGCCGACTTACATAAAAATAATAAAAGGTTTAAAATCTGTGTATCGCATAGACGTTGGGGAAAGTCTGTGTATGCTGTTACGGAGCTATTACGAAAAGCACTAGAAATTAAAACAGAAAGAAGTGATGGTAGATTTGCGTATATTGCTCCGTATTACCGACAAGCTAAAGCGGTAGCGTGGGATTATTTAGTTTATTATACAAAAGATATACCTAATACAAAAGTAAACCAATCCGAGTTACGAGTAGATTTATTAAATGGCAGTCGTATAAGATTATATGGTGCTGGAGATGACCCAGATGCGTTGCGTGGTATATTTTTAGATGGCGTAGTTTTAGACGAATATGCTGATATGAGTCCTAGAATGTGGAGTGAAATAATTCGTCCTGCTTTAGTAGATAGGAACGGTTGGGCGATATTTATTGGCACACCTAAAGGACGTAACCAGTTTTGGCGATTATATGAAGACGCAAAAGACGACCCAGACTGGTATAGAATTATTTATAGAGCATCGGAAACAAAAGTTGTAGACCCAATAGAGTTAGAAGCAGCAAAAAAACAAATGGGCGAAGACGAATTTATGCAAGAGTTTGAGTGCAGCTGGGCAGCAGCTATAAAAGGTTCATATTATGGTAATTTAATTATAGATGCAGAAAAAGAAAATAGAATAACTAAAGTAGAGTATGATGAAGCTTTGCCGGTTCATGTCGCATGGGATTTAGGAATATCTGATAGTTGTGCATTATGGTTTTTTCAAGTAACGCAAGGTGAAGTAAGAATTATAAATTATTATGAAAGTGGGGGAGTTGGTCTAGACCATTATGTTAAAGTTATGGAAGAACTTCCTTACAGTTATTACGGAAATGATTATTTGCCACATGACGCTAAAGTACGGGAATTAGGAACAGGAAGAACAAGGGCGGAAACTTTAATAAATATGGGAAGAAAACCAAGAATAATACCTAGTCATAAAGTCGATGACGGCATAAATGCTAGTCGATTATTGTTAACACATTGTTATTTTGATGAAATAAATTGTGAACAAGGTTTAAATGCTTTACGAAATTACCAAAGAGAATGGGATGATATAAAACGAGTATTTAAAAGAAATCCTTTACATAATTGGGCGTCTCATGCTAGTGATAGTTTTAGGTATTTAGCTATGGCATATAAAAACATAAAACCAGAAGCAAAAAAAATAGACCCGTTAACAGAATTAACGAGGAAACCAACGCTTGACGAAATGGTTAAAAGTCATTTACAGTTTATGAGAAATAAAAAACAACCTAGAATATAAAAGGAAATAAATATGGCTTACGGAGTTTTAACAGAAGAAGAAAAAGAACGATTAGCGTTAGCAAATATTTTAACAGACCCTAATGCAGGAGCGCAAACAGAGTTAGAAGCTATGAGATTAAATTCTCCTACTGGAGGAAGTTTAAATACTGGAGTAGGTAGCTCAATAGGTAGCTCAAGCGGATTAAGTGGATTAGGAGCAAAATCTTTAAGAGAAAATAATATTTTGCAAAATAATATGCAAAAAGCTGATATTCCTCTTATGTCTTTAGATTATTTAGTAAATACAATGCCTGCTGAACAAATAGAAGGCTATATTAATAATTTAATAAATAGCAAAGATGAAGGAACTAGAGTGCAAGGATTAATGTTAATGATGGAATTTCGTAATGCAGGAAAAGATATTTTTTAGGAAAATATAATATGGCAACAGAAGAAAGCAGAGAAGATTTAGAAATAAAACAAGGAACAGCGCAATATTGGTTGCTAGAGTTAGAAATGGCAAACCAAGAAGAAGAAGAATGGCGAAAAAGAGGAAAAAGAGTTATAGAACGCTATAGAGATGAAAGAAATGTTGATACAATTAGCGTTGGTTTTGATAAAAAATTTAACATCTTATGGAGTAACACCGAAACATTAAAAGGTGCATTATTTGCAAGAATGGCAAAACCTGATGTTAGACGTAGATTTCCTGACCCAAACCCTATTGCAAGGCAAATAGCTAGAGTAATAGAAAGATCATTAATGTATGGAATGGATATATATAATGCTGAAAAACCAATTGAAGCAGCAGTAGAAGATTTTTTACTTCCCGGACGTGGAGTGGTTTGGGTTGTATATGACCCAATTTTAGTAAAAGAAACAACTGAAGTAGAAGTTGTAAATGAAGACGGTTCTTCTATTACATCTGAAGTAGAAGAAGAAAGAGTTGCTGAACAACGTTGTTATTTTGATTACGTTCATTGGGAAGATTATAGAGAAAATCCGGCAAAAAGACCCGAAGATGTAACTTGGAAAGCAAGAAGACATTTACTTACAAAAGATGAATTAGAAGAAAAAGGATTTTCTAATATAGATGATATTCCTTTAAATTGGTTACCAGATACACAAACAGAAGATTATGAAGTAAACGAAGTTTTTAAAAGAGCGGAAATATGGGAAATATGGGATAAAACCAAATTAAAAAGATATTATGTGGCAAAAGGTTACCATAAAATATTAATGGAGTGTGATGACCCTTATGGCTTGGAGAACTTCTTCCCTACTCCTTCGCCATTAGTGGCGGTGCGGACTAATAATACAAGTGTGCCGATACCGGAGTTTACTCTTTATCAAGATCAAGCAGACGAATTAGACCGCATCACTACACGAATAGCTAATTTAATTGAAGGATTAAAAAGGCGTGGAGTATACGATGCGTCTGTACCAGAATTATCACATTTAGCGGAAGCAGGGGATAATGATTTTGTTCCTAGTGAAAATTTTGCACAATTAATGAATAAAGGCGGATTATCCTCAGTATTTCAACAAGAAGATATAGCTCCTATAGGGGTTGTTTTGCAAGGTTTGTATACACAAAGAAACCAAATATTAGAAACAATATACGAAATAACAGGAATTTCAGATTTAATTAGAGGGTCTACAAAAGCTAGTGAAACTGCTACCGCACAGCAATTAAAAGCAAAATTTGGCAGCATGAGAATGAAAAAAAGACAAGAACAAGTGCAAAATTATATTAAAGAATTATTTAGAATAAAAGCGGAATTAATAGCAGAACATTATGAACCAGAACAATTAATGGCAATAACACAATTACAAGTCACGCCGGAAATGATACAAATTATGCGTGATGATAAATTAAGAGGATATTCTATAGATATAGAAACAGATTCTACTGTTTTTGAAGATGAAGAAGAAGAAAAACGCACTAGAATAGAATTTTTATCAACAGTAGGTAGTTATTTAGAAAGAGCAGTGCAAATATCTAATATGAACCCATTATTAACTCCATTAGCGTTTTATTCTTTGCGTTTTTTAGTAAATGCTTGGAAAATAGGTAGAGAATTTGAAGATATTATAGACCAAACAGAAGCACAACTTATGCAACAAGCTCAACAAGCTATGAACACTCCACCGCAACCATCAGAGAAACAAATTATAGAAAACCAAAGGTCGCAAACTGAATTAACTAAAGAACAAATGAAGCAACAAGGTAAATTAGCGGATATCCAATCTAAAGAAAAAATGGAATTTGCAAAATTACAAATGGAAAATTTAAACGCAGAAGAAAGAAATAAATTAAAAGAAGGGTTGGCGTTATTAGACGCTGATTTAAAAGTAGCAGAAAAGATGATGCAATGAGTTATAGAAAAAATTATGATAACATAAATTGGGGAAATTCTAATATTCCAAAAAAAACAAATAAAAAATATGGAAAATCTTACCAAATTATGTCAGATATAGAAGAATTTGTTTCGCCGATAGATAAATCGGTTATTGGTAGCCGATCCAAACTAAGAGCGCATGAACGCCAACACGGTGTTAGACAAATAGGTAACGACTGGAATGGTAAAGAGGAAACTAATAGTACAAAGCCTCAAAATTGGAACAGTTGGAACGAAATGATTAAACACTCAGTTAGAGAAAGGAACTAACATGGCAGAAGAAAGCACTCCTGAAATACAGGAATCAGCTCCGGAAGCAACTACACTTGACGCAATATTAGAGGGTAGTATAGGGGAAATAATGGAAAAAGGTGAAGAGTCTATTCCTAGTAAGGAAGAAACTCAAACGTCATCTTTACCAGATATTCCCGAAGATACCAAAGCTGAAACAACAGAAGAAGGCTCAGAAGAACTTGACCAGAAAGCTACTGGCGAGGAAGAAGAAACACCTACGGAAGAAGTTTCAACTTCAGAAGAAACAACGGAAGAAGCAGAAGAAACAGAGGAATCGCAAGATACATCTTTGTCTGCTCCAGAAAATTGGAATTCTGAAGATCGTGAAATGTTTGATTCTCTGCCTCTTAATGCAAAAGAAAGATTGCTAAAAAGAGAAAAAGAGATGACAGCAGACTATACGAGAAAGACACAAGATTTAGCCGAAAACAGAAAAAAATTTGAAGCATTAGAAGGGGTTTTAGAACCAGCTAGACAAATGATATTATCAACCGGCATAAGCGAGGCAGAATATGTATCTCGTTTAATTGCTGCAGATACTGCACTCAAACAAAATCCATTAATGGCACTTAAACAAATTGCTCAAGGTCTCGGTGTTAATCTTTCGTCCTTAAATGAAGACAATGAGAGCGGAATTTTTTCTGAAGAACAAAATCCGCATATCGCTCAATTACAACAAGAATTGCAAACAGTAAGGACTGAACTTGGAAATATAAGACAAACCAATATACGAGCACAAACCGCTCAGCATGAAGAAACCATAAACACTTTTGCATCTTCTAAAGATCAAAGCGGAAATTTATTATACCCTCATTTTGAAAAAGTAAAAACTAAAATGGGTGCTTTACTAAAAGCTGGTGAAGCAGAAGATTTAACTTCCGCATATAATAAAGCTATTAGATTAGATGATGATTTATATAAAAAATCATTAGAAAATGAAAAAACTTTAGCTAAAAAAGAAGAAGAAAAAAGAAGAAAATTAGCAGTGGAAAAAGCACGAAAGGTTAAACCAAAATCGGGAAATCCACCTAAAGGAAGTACTCAAGCAACGGATTTGGATAGTATGTTAATGTCTAGTATTGAAAGTGCAGGAGTTACAACAAGTTGAGTTGTGAGCAAACCTAATTAGAGGAGGATACTATGGCATCGCCAAATAGTACATACACAGAGATAGTTACCACCACTCTTGCTAATTATAGTAGGACGATGGCTGATAACATCACTAATAACAATGCTTTACTTCGATCAATACAGGAGAAAGGCAACAAACAGGTTGCTGGAGGTAGAACTATTGTACAAGAACTTGAATATGCAACAAATAGCACAACTAAGTGGTATAGTGGATATGAAGTTTTAGATACTTCTACAAGCAACGTATTTACCGCAGCAGAATTTAATTATAAGCAATTAGCAGGAAATGTTGTTATTTCCGGTCTAGAGCAAGTAGAAAATTCTGGTAAAGAAGCAATTTTTAATCTTTTAAAATCAAGGGTTAAAAATTTAGAAAAGTCATTAAAAAATACAATGGCTACTGCGTTATATGCAGACGGTACAGGTACAAGTGGTAAAGAATTAGGAGGGTTACAACTTCTAGTTCCCGGCACAGTAGGAAACACAGTTGGTGGGATTAACTCAACAACTTATTCTTTCTGGCAAAATCAAGTTTATGATTTTAGTACAGAAAGTGTTACACCTAGTGCTACTACAATACAAACTGCTATGAACACACTTTGGTTGGCAACAATTAGAGGTGCAGATAAACCAGATTGCATTGTAGCAGACAGCACTTATTTCCAATATTATTGGGCGTCATTACAAACAAACCAAAGGTTTACGAGTGATGATAAAGCAAGTGCTGGGTTTATGAACTTAATGTTCATGGACGCACCTGTGTATTATGACGATCAATGTCCGGCAAGTAAAATGTATATGCTTAATACGGACTATTTATTCCTTAGACCTGCAAGTGGTAGAGAATTTTCTCCACTAGGGGAAAAGGCATCTGTTAACCAAGATGCAATGGTATTGCCAGTTGTTTGGGCAGGAAATATGACTGTTTCAAACAGAGCAAGACAAGGCATCATACAAGCATAATAAAGGAGTAAAATATTATGTCTTATATTACTGGAATAGATATTACCGCAACAAGTGCGACTTTAGAATTTCAATTAGGTCAAATAGGTCAAACTTCTGATGGTAAACTCTATAAATACGTACAATATGTAGTAGGAGCAGGTTCGGTAGCAGCAGTTTCTGGCAACGTAGTAGGTTACTATGCAGCTAGTGGTACTTCAGCAGGACAAGTTGATATTGTTACTGCTGATGTTAGCGATACTGCAAGAGTAGGAGCTGGTGTACTTCAATCAGCACCTGCCACTAGCGAATATTGTTGGATTCAGGTAGCTGGACCAGCTACATTAACAACTGCTTTAACAGCAGGTGCTGATGGTAACGCATTAACATTAGTAGGAGCAGGAGATTCAACATTAGATGTATCTGGTGCTGTTACTGATTCTGTTTGTGCAACTGCTATTGATGCAAGTGCAAAAATAATAATGTGTCAATTTCCATTATAGCATTATAATATGTAGAGGGTGGTTTATACTGCCCTCTATACATAATAGGAGAAATATAAATGGCTACACAATCTAATTTAAGAGCAAATTTTTATAAATCAGAAGAAGGGGTTGATTTAGTAGAATTAAAACTAATAGGCGACCCTAATACAGTTATTTACAGAGTTAAAGATAAAAAAGAACAGCTTAAAGAGCAATTTCCTAAAGAATATGCAGAATATTTTAAAGTAAAACCTGCAAAAAAAACACCTAAAGCAACATCTTTAAATGTGTTAAAAGATTTAGGAAAAAGAAAAGAAGATGTATTAAAATTAGAAGGAATTAAATCTGTTGAAGAATTAGCAAGTTTATCTGATGGTGCGTGTCATGGTTTAGGCAAAGGTACTTTAGATTTACGAAAAATGGCAAAAGATTATTTAGCAGAAAAATATGATATACAAGCAGAACAGGTAGTAGGATAAATGACATTATTAACAATATGCCAAGATGCAGCAAATGAAATAGGAGTACCTTCTCCTAATACTGTAATTGGCTCAACAGATACAACAGTTATACAATTATTAGCAGCAGCCAATAGAGAAGGAAGAAATTTAGTTTCTGGTTATGATTGGCAAGTATTAATAAAAGAAGAAGAACATACATTGTTAGCACAAGAAGATCAAGGAGCTATGACTAGCATAGCCACAGATTTTGAAAGATTTAGTAATAATACAATGTGGAATAGAACAACAAATAGAAAATTTTACGGTCCATTAAATAATACTGAATGGCAAACTTTAAAAGGCATAGTAGTAAACGGAGTAACTAATTATTTTCGTATAAGAGGAAATAAATTATTATTAAATCCTACACCTACAGCAGGACAAAAGTTATTTTTTGAATATATTGGTAAAAATTGGGTAGACACAACAGGAGATGGCTCGGCAAACGCAACGAGTTATGCAGCGGATAGTAATACAACGGTGTTAAGTGAAGAAGTCATAACTTTAGGCGTTATATGGAGATTTTTAAAACAAAAAGGACTTCCTTACGATAATCAATTTCAAGAATACAAATTAAAACTATCGGAAAAACAAGCGAAAGACGGAGCTAAACCAATAATAAGAATGGCAAAAGCAAATAGAATGTTTTTACCAGTAAATGAGCCAGAAGGGAATTATACTTTATAATGCCGGTAAAAAAAACCAAAAGTGGTTATAAATGGGGAAACACTGGAAAAACCTATAAAACTAAATCTAAAGCTACTGCTCAAGGGAGAGCAATTTATGCAAGTGGTTATGGGAAAAAAAGGAAAAAATAAATGCCATTAGACGCTAATTTTCAACCTACAGGACAAAGTACAACAGTACCTGCTCCTATTGGGGGATTAAATACTAGAGATGCAGTTGATATGATGCCAGAACAAGATGCTATTCGTTTGGATAATTTTTTTCCCGGCAGTACCGATGTATCTTTACGAAGTGGTTATACAGATCATGTAACCGGATTGCCTAGCACCGTACAATCTTTAATGCCTTATAATGCAGGAGCTACTAATAAATTATTTGCAGCTAGTGGAGCAAATATTTATGAAGTTACAAGTAGTGGGTCAGTAGGAAGTGCTGTAGTTACTTCATTAAGTAATGCACAATTTCAACATGTTAATTTTACTACATCTGGCGGAAGTTTTTTATGGATATGTAACGGAGAAGATGCACCAAGACATTATAATGGTAGTGCGTGGGCAACTCCTACATTAAACAGTATAACTGGGTCTACTATAAATAGCGTTACTGTATTTAAAGAAAGATTGTTTTTTTGTGTTAATAATTCATTAAGTTTTGCTTATTTACCTATAAATAGTGTTGCAGGAACAGTAGCTACTTTTAATTTAGGTAGTATATTTAATATGGGTGGTTATATACAAGCTATAGGACAATGGACAAGAGATGGTGGTAGTGGTCCAGACGATTATATTGTTTTTGTTACTAATAATGGAGAAGCTGCAATTTATACTGGTTCTGATCCGTCAGATGCTACCAAATGGTCTTTAGTAGGTACTTTTAAATTACCTAGACCTATAGGTAAACGTTGTTTAATAAATGTAAATTCAGATTTAGTATTAATATCAGAACAAGGATTTATGCCATTATCACAAACTTTGGTAACAGGAGAAAATGCACCTGCAGTAGCTATATCCGACAAAATAAGTGGTAGCATAAATACTGCAGTAAACAATTATAAATCTATATTTGGTTGGGAAGCAGTATTATATCCTAGAGGGCAATATGGGTTGTTTAATGTACCAACTTCAAGTGTAGGAGATTTTGAACAATATGTGGTAAACCTTACAACTGGTGCATGGGGAAGATTTACGGGGCAAAATGCTTATTGTTGGGCAACATTAAATGGTGATTTATATTTTGGTGGAAATACTAAAGTACATCAAGCAGATAATGGTCAAAGTGATGGAGGTTCGGCAATACAAGGAGATGCTAAAACAGCATTTATATATTATGGTGGCAGAGGTTCACCAAAAAGATTTACAGCAATAAGACCTGTTATGGGTAGTAATGCAGATTTGCCTGTTAGTATTGGTTTTGACGTAGACTTTAATGATGGCACAAGTGTATATACTCCTAGTTCTGCAACAACTACTGGTTCAGAATGGGACACAGCTACATGGGATTCTGCCACATGGGGTGGCACAGTACAAACGCAAAAAGTATGGCGTAGTATTGCAGATATAGGGTGGAATGCAGCAATAAGAATAAGGACAAGCACAACTGCGCAGTCTATTACATGGCATTCAACGGACGTAATGTTTGAAATAGGGCGTGGTTTATAATGTATATAACAGATAAAATATGGAAAGTGTTAGAGCCAGCTATAGAATCAACACATGAAGTAACAAGAGAACAATTAGAACAAATGATACAAAGTGGAGAATACCAACTGTTTGCAAAAGATAATAGTGCTATTATTACTGCACATCATGGACAAATATTACGTATAGGTATAGGTGGTGGAAATTTAGTTACTATTAAAGAAATTACAAAAAAAATTGAAAAATATGCAAAAAAGCGTAATTATAAATATATTGATATTTTAGGACGCAAAGGTTGGGAAAAAGTTTTAAATGGATATAACAAAAAAGCAGTATTATTGCGAAAGGAAGTATAATGGGATTTATTAGTCGAATATTTAGCCCACCTAAACCACCACCAGCTCCAGATTATGCAGGAGCAGCGACAGCACAAGGTGCAGCTAATGTAGAAACAGCAAGAGTAGAAGGTCGTATGAATAGACCTGATATATATTCGCCTTATGACCAAACAGTTGTTACGGATTTAGGTAATGATAGATTTAGAATGGATTATACTTTGCGACCTGAATATGAATCGCAAAGACAAAAACAAGCACAAATAGGCGGACAATATTTAGATGTAGCAGGGCAAAGATTAGGAGAATTACCTTCTGGAGAATTTAATTTAGGTGCATTACCAACATTTCAAGGAGGTATAGATACAACAGGATTTACACCTTTAGCAAGCACAGATGATTTAAGCGATTATGCTACTAGAAGCGAAAAAGCGTATTATGATAGAGCTTTTAATCGTATTCAACCTGGTCAACAAATGGAAAAAACAGCTTTACATACAGATTTAATTAATTCTGGATTACCAGTAGGCTCTCAAGCATATAATGATGCTATGAGTAGATTAGAAATGACACATGCAGACCAATTATCAGGGTTAGCACAATCATCTATTGCAGAAGGACAACGTATGCGTCAAGGATTAGCAGGAGAAGCACAATCTATGCGTCAAGCACAATTAGCAGAAGCAAGTGCAATAAGAGAAATGCAAAATCAAGCAAGAGCTCAAGCTATGGCAGACACATTATTACAAAGACGTTTACCAATGGAAGAATTAGCAACATTAACTGGTTCACCAAGTGTTGGTTCTGCTGGTTTAGGTACAGCTACTACTGGATTAAACGTACCAGGGGTAAGTATTGCACCACCACCAATTATGCAAGGAGCAATGGCTCAAGGAGCAGATGCAACTAATAGATATGCACAACAAATGGCAGGATATGGTGCAGGAATGAACGCTTTTGGTAATATAGTAGGAGCAGGTATTGGGCTTATTTAAGATTAAGATAGGAAAAATATAATGGCAGTAGTAAAAGCACCAGTTAGACAACAATCATATCTAACAGAGTATGATAAATTATTAGCTGAACAATTAAGACAAATGAGTGGTAGTATTGGTGCTAGAGATATAGCAGCAGAGTCTTATGGTGGTAAATTTCCAGTAGGAACTATGACTGCTAAAATATTAGGTAGTGTATTAGCTAGAGCTTCTGATAAAAGGGCTATGAATAGAGAAGAACAAGCTAAAGAATCTTATAGTAGAGCTTTTGAAATAGCAAATGCTATGGAAAAAGGTAATAATTTATCTACAACAGGTATGAGTGTAAGTCCTGAAGGTAATTTAGAAATATTACCAACAGGTGCTGAACGTGGAGGAGTATCTACATTTACTAGACCTGACATATTACAAACACAAGAAGAAATAGATAAATTAAATGAAATAAGAGCTAAAGAACGAGAAACAACTTATGGTCCTATAATAGAACGACCTAGAATACCTTATGTTGGTTCTGAATTTGAAGCTACAACAGAAGCACCATTAGGTATACCATACGCACCACAAAATGTAGCTTTAACAGTAGGAGAAGAAATACCAGAAGGTAAATCTGCAATAAGTACATTTTTAAGTGGCACATTACCACAAAAAGTTTTACCAACTAATGCAGAACAAGCATTATCTCAAGCATTAAGAGGTGCTGATGTAAATGAATTAGAATTTAGAGATTATATGCAAAATAGAAGAATACAAAATAGAGCTTTAGAAATAGCAGAAGAAGAAAGATTAAGAAATTTACAGCCAGAAATTAGTGAAAGATCAGATGTTTATGACCCAGATGGTAATAGATACCAAGCAGTTAAAATAACATCTGGCAATAGAACATTTTATTCATTATTAGATGATGAAGGCAATCCTACTAATATACCTATGCCTTCTGATTATACAGCAACTCCACCGAAAGAAATAAAAATAGAAAATAATGTAAAAGTTTTAGATACTGAAACAGGAAAATTAACTTTTGCAACAGATAGTGAAATTAATGACAATCCAGATAGATATGTTCCTGCACCAGACAAACCTTCACAATATAATCTATCTTTTACTAGACAATTAAATAGATTAATAGAACAAAATAATTTATTGCCAGAAAATCAAAAAAAATCAATGGTAGAATTAGAAGCAGAAGCAGATAATATAGTAAGAAAAATTGTGCAAGTAACTGAAGCATCAACAAATGTAGAAGATGATAAAGATTATGAAGAATTTGATTTACCGCCATTAGATATTGATGCTATGTCAGCAGGAGATTTTCAAGGTTATATAGATAAAGCTAGTAATCTAGTAAGTGGTTTTTTTGGTGTAGAACCTTTTTCACCATCAGCTAAAAGTACACAAAGTAATACAGCTATATTAAAAGCATCAAATGTAGTATTAGCAGTACCATTAGTAAAGAAATTATCTAGTAAAGGTTCTGTTTATACACAAGAAAAAGTAAAAGCTGTTTTACCTAGTCCTAATATAAGCAATTCAGCAAATGCTGCTAGGTTAAGAGCATTAATACCATTATATAAACAAAGAGAAATAGAAGCACAAGGAATAGTTGCTAATAGAGGACAAGATTATGGAAACAAAGCATCAGAAGCATTAAAAGAAGCTAGAAATGATTTATCAATTATTAAAGCTGTTATACCAAATTTAGAGCAAGCTCTAGCAAATTATGATGCTTTATTAATAAAAAATACAGATAAAAACTTTAAAGATACGAGTACAGAAGAATTATTAGAATTATTGTTAAAATCGGAAAATGAATAATGGACGAAGATAAATTACTTATTTTAGAAGAATTAGAAAAAAGAAATGAGTTACCTCCTAATAAGAAAAAAATATTAGAAGAATTAAGAAATAGAAATGTAATTAGACAAAGACCTACATCAATAACTGAAAAAATAGGTTATTTAGGTCAAGGTTTAAATACTGAATTAGCTAATTTAGCAGGTTCTGTAGTAGATTTAGTTAATTATATGCCATCTATAGCAGGAAAAACAGCTACTAATATTGCAGATTTTTCATCAAAAATTGTTCCTTTTTTAGCGTCAAGAGGTTCTCCAGTAGCAGAACCAGTTTTAGCGTCTGATGTAGAAAAAAAAGACACTCCTGTTTATAATATTCCTCCAATAACAGAATTGTTAGGAGGAACATCTGATGCTATAGGCGGTAGAAAAAATTTAATTTCTGCTTTACGAAAAACTAATATGGGTTATGGAAACAGAGATGAAGTACCTAAAACCGCTAGACCTTACGCAGTAGCAGGAGAAACTATAGCAAAGGCTTTACCTTTTATAGCAGCTCCTTTTGCAGCAGTTAGAAATGTAGCAGCAGGTTCAGATGTAACAGGATTATTAGCTCCTATATTACGCAAAGCAAAAGATAAACCAACACAATTTGCAGGAACAGAAGGAGTATTTACAGGGTATAGTGCAACAGGAGCAGGAATAGCAGAAGGAGTAGCACCAGGTGACCCTACTGCAAGATTAATAGGAGAGGTAGTTGCTCCTTTTTCTCCAGTAGTAATTTCTAAAGCTGGACCAACTATAGGAAAAGCAATAACATTTGGCAGAAGTTTAACTCCCGCAGGAAGGGAAAAAGAAGCAGCAACAGTTTTGCAAAAACAAGTATATGGTAGAGGAGAATCTCCTGAAAAAATAGCAAAAGATTTAAATAGAGAAAGTAGTGAATATTTAACAGCAGGTCAAATAACAGGTAGTGATGCTTTATTAGCAATAGAAAAAAGATTATTGTCAGGAAGTGCACAATTAGAAGGAAAAGCAGCAGAAAATGCTAAATTAGCAATTAAAAATTTTAATGAACAATTTAAAAATATTGTTAAAGAAGGCGACCCAGATGCTATTAAACAAGCAGCAAAAGCTAGATTAGAAATATTAAACAATTATTTTGACGCTAGAGTAGCTAATGCAGAAAGTAAAATGTTAGAAGCAGAAAAAATAATTAGTTCTCCGTTGCAAAAAGACCAAATTAACATAGAAGCAAGAAAAATTTTAGATGAAGCATTATTAGATGGAAGAAAAACAGAAAGTAGTTTATGGGATTTAGTAGCTAAAAATGCAAAAAATCCTATAAAAGTAAATAATTTTAAAAATGCTTTACAAGATATAAAAACTGATATGTTACTAGGAGATAAATTAGACCCAATTTTAGAAGCATATTATAAAAGATTAAAAAAAATTAACACTATGCCAGTAATGAAATTAGTTGGTTCAAACAGTTTAACATCTAAATTATATTTAAAAGCAAAAGATTTAAGGTCGCAAGGAAAATCATCAGAAGCTAGAAACTATGAAACAATAGCTAAAGCAATTCAAGATGATGTTTCTTTAATAAAAGAAGAAGGAGTTTTAAATTATTTAGATGATGCAAGACAATTTTCATTAAAATTAAATAATTTATTTACTAAAAAATCTAAAGTTAGAGCAATAATTTCAAGAGATAGATTTGGTGGAGATAAAATTCCATACGAATTAACTTTATCAAAAGGGTTTACTCCAAAAGAAGGCAATTTATTTTTAAAAGATTTAAGACAGGCAGCAGGTTTAGGTATTAATCCTAATAGAAATCGAATATCAGAAATGGAAGATTTGCAAAATAATTTATTAAGAGAGTTAGCATCAGAAACAAGAAATGCAAACGGAACAATAAACCCATCTCGCTTAGATACATTTATAAGAAATAATAAAGAATCTTTAAAAACAGCTAATTTAGATACAATATTTCAAAACGCTTCTGATGCTAGAAGAATAGGACAAAAAATTATAGATGCTACACAAAAAAATAAAATAAGATTTAAAGAAAAATCTTTAACTTCTCGTATAGCAAAAGAAGATATTAATAATATAATTTATAAAACTTTTAATTCTAGCACATTGTATAGAGATTTAAACAA